ATGCTTCCCCAGATTAATGCAATTATTGAGGCGGCAAAAGATAAAGGAATCTATAAAATTACTGACACTTCTCCTCCCGGTTCTGTTTACCGCATTGATGGAAGCCAGGACTTGGTGTTTTACGGTCATACTGAGTTCGGTGATGCTAAATTTCACTTCGCCAAAACTTGGAAAGGCCAGGTTGTTTTAAAAGATCCTGCTAATGAAATCATTACCTACGACTCTTCAACATCAGCGGGCGCTGCACTGCTGGCAAAAATCAACGGGTCTTCATCTCAGAGCAGGCTTGCCCAATCGCTCCAGATTGACGGGCTTGTTGACGACACTACGTTAAACAGTTGCATGTGTATCTTTGATTCAGGAATACCTGCGTACTATTCACGCGGGGTAGTCAAGAATTACGAGCACATTGGGCTTATTTCTACGCGTGGACTCATATCTGATGCGCTTTATTACAGTTTAACTGGCATGATTTCATCCGTCAGGGCGCTGAGGATTAAGCCAAACACGACAATTGTCAAACTGCCTATGCTGGATTTTACCGATCGTCCTCATGCAATTAGTGTGCTGATGCAGGGATGCTCCCGCTATGAAGTCTGGGGGCCAAATGTCAGCGATAGAAACCTCACGGATACTGGCAGCGAGTACGTGCTTTCAATGCATGACTGTTTTGACTGCGAGATTAGGTGGGGTTACGACGTTCATCCGAACGTATCCTTTAACGGTGAAGGCAGCACCTCCCTGGTCTCCTCGTATACTCTCAACTTTAACTATTGCCTGGATTGTAAGTTTATCAATCAGCGTTCGATGGGGTTTGGCTGGGGGTCTACGGCTGGCGAGGTTTGCTCAAATACAACGTTTATATTCTGTAAGCTAAACAGAATTGACTTCCACAACCCGATGCAGGGTACAACAAAAATTATTGACTGCGATATGGGTAATAACGGCATAAGCATGTGCGCTATGGGGCGAATAGAAATGATTCGCCCGCATTGGAAACTTGAAACGCTCAATGCGCCCTATACTCCAACGGAAATCACGCTTATCAAAAGCCGTGATGATATTGGAGGATTTGTTGATGGGGATATCTATATTGAAAATGCCGTCGTTTCTGGTGGATTCACTTATAACGACAATAATTCAATTGCCACTTATTTAATCGGTGGCATGATTAACCTTGCCAGCACCAACCCTGGTGGAACGACCACTCTACCCGAGGGCTCGCCTGTGGTTCCTCGTCTGTTCCGTGATATTACTATCAAAGGGATGAAGCACCTTCGACGCTACTCAACAGACCGCTACACCAGGTTTATTTACTCAAATCTTCCGCAGTATCTTAAACATCCGGAATCGATCACTCTTGATGATTTTGATTATTTCTGCGACCAACCGCTGGTATTTGGGTTCGGTAACTGGCTGGATACCTATTATACAGACGATACCACCTCTTCGCCCATGGCAGTTGACGTGACATGTCACATCACTATTAACCGTGGAGCATTTGCCGGATTGTCATTTGCCGGGACGGGTAATAAGCAAAATCTGAGCGTTAAACTTAACCAGGTGCGCGATTTGCGTTACGGCAAGAAAGGTGTAGCTGTTGTTGCCAACACCCGTGGAGTCTATGAGATAAGTGATACGGATGTGACCAGTCTCAGCACGGTATTCAATTCATCTCAGCCAACGGTACCGAATATCATCAAACTGAACGGCGGAACATTCCGTGTGTTTGATAATTCGGTTATGCCAATGACAGCTAACGATAGTGTTTATCACGATGTATCCGCTTCAAATGTGAATTTCCTGGGGGATTTTTCCGCATCAACAGTAACGGCAACGAACCTGAATCTGGCGAAGTGGTTCCGGCTGATGGGATGCTCATACCAGACCGTCTCAGGATCGCGTGTTCCTTATTTGCTTTTGTACACGGGTAATGTAGGAACAGTTGAAACTACAATCGGCATACCCGTCAGATCAGGAAACGCAATGCTGACTCAAAGCATCTATAACAGTCTGATAACCACCGATACCTTCCAGATTTCGAATATGTCAGGTAATTTATCCCGAAAACTATATAACGGGTTAGATGGGGGTTACTTCTTCAATATCAGTATCACGGGTAACAGGGCGTTAATTAACACAGCTAAAGCGTCAGAAACAGCATTGCTGCGGCAGATCCTTTTAGCGGCGTAACAGGAGGTAAGAGGTATGTTCTCACATGAATCAGAAGTTAAAGTAAATCTTGTTAATGATAACGGGTGCGTACTCGGAAGTGAAACAAGAAACCTCCTCCTTTATTTTGAGGTGAAATCATTAAACATTAGTGGCACTACCTGCACGGCATCTCTCTTTTCAGGAACAAGCAAAGAGAGTATGCAATTTTATGGGGCTTATTCCATGGAGGTTGATTTACAGTCTGGAGGTATTAACGAGTCTGTAGAAAGTCACATCATTGCGCTTGAGGAGTTTTCAGGAGCAGTACAGATATAAAAAATCAATGAGCCAGTGACGAACTGGCCCAGTAAAAATATGACAAGGCAGGCCATGATATTATGGTTTCAATGATCTATCAGATATTAACTTTGGTTTTATTGACCAGGATATACCCTTCGCTTTCTGGCCGAGAAAACAGGTACGAAACCAGCGCGGCCATCGCGTATTCAAAATACTCAGCGTCAGGCCAGTCTCCAGAAATAATGCTATTGAGATCGGTTGTGGAGACGGCGTAAACGCCGTCCTCCTCTTTGCGGATGTAATACATGGTCATATGAAGTTTTCCTTACTGGTAGCCGATAGTCGGATGCGAATCGAGGTTTGCCCATACCGGTAACTTGACGTAGAAGGTACCGGTGCCGCCGGTGAACAGGAATCCGAGATACGAGTAATTTCCTCCGATTAGCTGGACTGCCAGCGGTCTGGTGCCCATGTAGTCATCTTTGGTGATGGAAATCGTGGGGTTTGCCAGCGAAGTCAGAATGTCCTGAGAAATACTCTGGTTTACCCCGTACAGATTCTCCGTTTCCGTTACAGGTCCAGGTGCTGCAGTTACCGTTCTGGTGACGCTGGCAATGGTTCTGGCGATAGCCGATACGTTCAGCGCCCCGGCAAATGCTGCCGCTTTTACCGAGCAAAAACCGTGTATATGCTGGGTGCCCCGCTCAGGTGTTATTTGTCGGCTGAACAGCAACTGCACCGTATCGGTCGGCGAGTTCAGGGTGATTTTAATCGGGATGACCCCGTCACTGTCTGCGTCAGCAGCACCACCGTACACGCAGGATGCGCCGCCTGATTTTATGCACCAGAAATCACCAGTAGCCCGAGATGTGGGGACATTCTCATTTTCGGTTCCGGAAAACAGCAGCTTGTCGTTAATTCGATAACCGTATGCCCCGTCATAAGACGGCAGGAATCGGTATGTCTGTCCGCTGCCCGGATACTTAATAATGAGACGCGCCAGGTTGGCCGGGTTATAACCTTTCCAGGTCGGGTATGCGCCGTTAACATACGGTGCGCGGCAGAAGATATTGCAGCTGTCCAGCTCCAGAATCGTCCTGATGGTTGTCCCGAACACAATATCCCTGACGCCACCATATTTATCGTTGGTGGATTTATTGGGGTAGATTTTCGCTCCGCGAATTTTGACGTTATTTTCCCCGTCATTCGTTGTTCGCGTCGGGCAGTTAAGAATTAATCCGCTGTTACCCTCGATGTGGCCGTTAATGTAATTCACTTCCCCGAGGTTGGTCGGGCTGCAATGGAATACATCCCCACCGTTGTAGTCAATGCTGCACATATCGAAGTAGAAGAAATCGCCGCGGTTATCCAGATAAACAGCATGGCTTCGGTTGTTACCTATCAGGCATCCACGAAATGACATTTTCTCGCCACTGTTAGCCCATTGAGGAGTGCTACCGCTCCATGCCGTATAGGTATCAATGCCGTAGGTGTTATTTGTAAAATGACAGGCAACCACATCCATCAGATAGGTATTAACAGAGCCAGGTCGGAACCCTGAGCCCCACCCGGAAACACGTGCATCTGAGAAGGTGGTATCCCTGAAATGGGCCTGGTTACCGCCCGGATACGTGACGTTACCCCAGCGCACGCCAGGATAGGTTGTCGCGTTGGGATTTGAGGTTGTATTCGGGCCTTTTATTAAACAGCCATTACCAATAAATCCGCCAGAATTATGGCTGTTAGAGGCACCGGATCCGGCTCCCCATCCACCACCGTTATTCAGGAACATCATGTCATTGGTGAGACCGTCAAACTCATTACTGCCAATAATGCCGACACCAGTGGTGAAGTCGCTGTAATCATAAATCGCTGCCGGTGCGGAATAGACCTTTAAAAATGAGGGGATTTTGACGGATTTTTTATTCATATAAAAATCCGTCACACCTTCCGCGTTGGGGTTTGGTGGGATTTTTATCTCAGCATCCACGCCGCCCGCAACGTAGCCACGGGAAATTACTTTGTTAACCTTATCCTGAATAATCATATTAAGGCAGTCGGCAAGGTTATTTAGCTCGTCAGAATAGCCCGCCAGAAACACATTATGCCCGAAAGAAATATCCGCATCCCATACCGCACCGCCGGCGGTAACGAAACGACTATAGCCATCGTCGACCGCATCCGATGCGGCCGGGTTATGCGTAATGATTGCGTTTAATAATGGCCCGCCGATAACAGCACGCTCCAGAATAATACTTTGCCCTGAAATCGTTGGCTCAATCGTGCGCAGTGTGCTGAGGTCTTTGCACTTGCCGATCCATTTCAGTCCATCGCTTAAACCCAGGTTTATGAGAACATCAGCTGCACTTCCAGATTCAGGCAGAACAGCGATCGGATTACCGTAATCATTGAAAGCAAGGATCTTCTTTTTTCGTTCATTGATACTAGGTAGGATATTCACCGACGATTCCGGAACCCGCAGTGTGCGTTTAAATTGTGCATCAGCATGAGAAATGGCACCGTCGTAGAGGCCGTCAGCGTAGTTCTTGGTAGCTGCATCCTGCTCGTCCACCGGATTCTTCAGGTATTTAATGAATCGATTTTTCGCGTGGTAAAAGTTGGCGAAAATGTTCGGACGCTTCAGCGGCAAATCGTCCCACCACCAGTAAATTTGCTGGATGAGCATCGTTAGCTTGTCCAGGGCTCGCTCGTGGCTGGTTGCCGGGAATTTCCCGGTGGCTACGTAGCTGGTCAACTGTGTGGCATCTGGCGTGCGTGTAATAAGAAGAATGGCACCGTTATGGGCTTCGGTGAGCGTCAGCGTGCCGCCATCTGAATTTCCAGCGCCGGTCAGGGTATAATCAGTGTCCAGAGTCAGCGTGGTTTCATCGTAGCTGCTATCGCTATTTTCAGTATACAGCCATGCAGATATATGCCCGTTTTCAATAAAGTAGAAAGGGATAGTAAAAGGGCCAGTGCTGGTTGATAGCTGATACTCAACCGATGAAGTGTCGTTCTCGACCATCATCTACTCCAAAACAGTTCGACATGGTGGCATTGTCAGAATCGTTTTGAAGCTGGGCAAAAGTAAGGCCGCAATATGCGGCCCTGAGGGGTTATTTCTCGGCGGTTTCCGATGCTTTGGCTGCGACAGCATCATCAAACTTTTTCTGGAAGTAGGCCCGGATTGTCTTGTAACCGCCCGCTACCAGATATAGAGCCGATACCACTACGCTGAAGTAAAGTAAGCCCGTTTGCACGTTCGTCATTTTGTCTCCTGTCTTTTCTGTTCAATCTGGCGAATAGCAGCCAGCTGGTTATTTGCTTTTTCAATGGCAGCAAGTAATGGGGTTATCCATAAAACAGCCTGGCAATATGTCAGTTCGCCGGCGGTAATGGTGCCAGTACTGGGCTTGTCAGATCCGTCGGTATTGGTGTGCACTGCGCTGGAACGTAAACTGTTCGTGTATTCGAGCAGCCCACCAGAAACGTCAGCAGGAACAGGCATATCACACGTTTTTTCGCGCTTGAGAATCGTTCGATATTCAATGGTTTTTTCCTCTGTACCGGCATCTACCGCCCTGTTTTTTTCCTGAACATCGCCGCTTATAGTTTGAAAAGCAGCGATATTGTCCGCCTGTATTTGGATAACCCTTGCCTGCAGCGTCACCTGACTTTCAGCCGTTTCAGCTCTGCTGGATGCCGAGCTATATCGATAGCCCAGCCCTGCGGCGATTGTGAGCCCGATGATAAGAAGAAGCATAATAACTGCCGCGGCGATGGATTCTGGTTTCACTTATCGATCCCCCAACACGTCAAAGCGCTTTCCTGGTCACGTCGCTCAACCTGACCGTAGCAACCTTTCTTCTGGCCTTTGGTGAGGCGGCAGTCACGGCCACCATCAAAGATCCAACGACGAATCTCAGAGCACGCCCCTTTACGGTCGCCCGCATTAAGCTTGCGGTAGAACGTGCTGGGGAAACATTTCCCCGGTCCGATGTTGTACGGACAGAAGCTGGCGATACCAACTTTCTGTGGTGCCGTCAGCGGAACCCTGATGTTCTGGTCAACCCACGCCAGCGCCTTGTTACGCTCAATAGCGTTTACCTGATCGCATTTGGCCTGCGTCAACTTCATACCCTTAGTTACTGGCTTGCCGTCAATGCGGGTTGCCCCCCGACAAATCGTCCAGACACCAGATCCGTCAAGGTATGCAGTTAGACTGTTGCCCTCTTTCTCGTTCAGGAACTGATCCATGAGCGTTGGCGCGGATGCACCGGCGGCAATTAGCGCCAGCATGGCTGCACTGAGCTTTGCTTTGGTCGAAGCCATATTATTCTTCCGAGATCTTGCCGCGGCGATACGCGAGCCATTTGAAGTAGATATTTACGAGAAAGGTCAAAGCGGTGAACACCAAGCTGCCAATGACGCCAATAGCTGCCCACTGGCCGGGGGTGTATGAATCAAGCAGCTGCGAAAACCAATACGTAGCGCTGACTGTTGACGTCCCGTAGGTGATGACCTCGGAAACTCTGTGTGTCATTTTCATCGTTCCTTACCTCCCGGCCGGGATGGCTGATTTAAGTGGCAAGGAAGATTTTGATAGGGCCTCTCACACTGGGCAAAAGCTGATCATTTTTCAGGATTCATGAAATGAAACAGGTGCTATAGTGGTTTTGGGATTATCCCTATGGCAATGATTAAGGAATGACGAATGAAAAAAATAATCGCTCTGTTACTGGTTGCAGTATTTGGTGTGATTTCAGTTTCGGCGATGGCTTGCCCGAAAGGCACCCACCCACATGGCGGCACTGGTTCTCATCATAAAGGCGGTACCTGTTCCTGATAGGATTTAAAAACTACACACAAGGCAAAAAGCATGAAAAAATTATTCGCGGTGTTATTTGTTCTGCTCTCTCTGGGGTCTGTGACGCAGGCCTATGCCGGAAACTGCCAGCATCCTGACGATACCGCTGCTGACGGTTCACGTTGTGGTGGTCGTTCGGCTGACTCTCGCCCGGGCGGGCAGTAATGATAAAGCCCACCATGTGGTGGGCTTTATTAGCGTATATATAATAAACTCCAGTAGAGGGTGAGAAAATGAAAAGTGAATACAATCAGATAATATACATAGTGATTGGTATAGGCATAGTGATCAGCGTCATCGCTGTTATTAATGATGGTTTTTCATTATTCAACATTCTGCGCGGACCTTTTGTCGTGATTGGAGTCATTGTAGGATTATGCATCGCGTGGTATTCAACTGTCGCCATAAATAAGATGTTAAAAAAAATTGGACTCAAGGATTGCTAATTACTTCCCCAGCATAAACTGCGACGGAGGTATGATAAAGTCATTACCCTGTTCTTCTTTCACACGCTGTTGATAGCGCTGTAGTGAACCAGGGGACATCCATTCCCGCATCTGGTTCAGGATCAGGAAATCCATCACCGGCCGCACAACATGCAGATTCATATACGGTGTATGGTTGATTGCAAAATTGAAATAATCCGCTGCCTTTGCGTCTCCTTGTTTCGTCAGTCCAAAGAGGTTGATCAGCTGTGCAGCATCGGATGCAAAGGGACCAGCTAGCGACGTCGCCGGGGTATTTCCGAACCGGTTGTACTCCCCAAAGAGGAAATCTCCCAGAATACCCAGGCCACCGCCCTGCGCCATGGCTGCTGTCCATGTACTGATATTGTCGGCCGGGCGCGGGGTCTGGCCCCTAAGCATCAGCTTCGTCTGCATGGAGAGATAACCGAACGCCGTCGCCCACAGGAAAAGCTGAGCAACGCCCATCAGCTCACCGTTTCCATTACGCATCGACCGGATAAAGGCGTTATTGCGAAAGGTATTATTCTGGCTTAGTGAACCAAAATCATAACCACGCCCGTAAAGTTCTCGGCCGATCGCATTCTGCATAAAGCTGGCTGTAAAAGATTTAAACTGCCATGCAAATCGTAGCATTTCGCCATAGGCTGTACCGCGCTGCATACCCTGCTTCATAATCGACATTGTGCGTGCATCCGGTTCGTTCAGAGCTACCCCAACACGATCGAGTATATAACCGCGCACCTTATCGGAGAGAAGCTCGCGAGCGTATTCCACTGAACGATCATTGGTTTTTATCCCGCGGTTGGTGAGGTAATTCTCAATATCTGTTCGAGGAATATCTGCTACTCCATCAGGAGTCATGTAGGCGTTACCGTCCGCTGCATGTAGTTTCATTTTGCTGAGCGCTGCCCACTCGTTTTCTTCAATGCCATGCATCGATAGAACCCGGCGCAGTTCTTCCGGCACATCACGGAATGATTTTCCGGCGTGCGCTCCCATCCATTCAGAAACCATCATGCCGGTACTGTAGCGGCTGCTATTCGTCCACCAGCTTTGAAGGTTCAACCGGAAATAATTGCGCATCGCGCGGTTAACTCTACCAGGCATCGAATTGTCAGCGCTGAAGCGATAAATTAGCTCATCTTTCATCGCATCAGCATGTAACCCGATCGATTTAAGAACCTGCTGACGCTCCGCATTTTTCCAGCGTGTTAGCTGGACTTTATTGGCCGTAGCTTCCCAGACAGAGCCCAGCATATTTCGTCCCTGATAGCGCATTTCCATAGCCTGGGTAGCGATATCATTGAATGATGAAATCATTGAACCGCCGAGCTTCATCATGGTTTCTATCGCGCGGGTTGTTGCTGCGACCCGGGCGAGCGCGGCATTACCGGGAATATTTGTCTGGCCGGTTATTTCTTTCAGCTGATTGGTCAACGAGGTATTTCGTTTTTGCCGGAATTTATTCAACGCATTATCATCTTTCGCGGCTTTGTAGCGCTGTTCAATCCGGTCAGCCAGTTCATTAAACATGTTTTCCGGATTGGTACCCATACGCCGCATCAGTCCGGTAGTTTCAGCTGAATGAATAAGACCGCTCCCCACGGCTTCACGCAAGTTACCTACGCCAAATTTATCGTTGTAGCGGTACCACGACAGACCGTCTTTGAAATGCAATACGCGTTCCTGGCTCGCTCGGCGCGCAACGTTGGTGCTACCGCCTTTAAAACCCGTCATCCAGTCCGGGCGATCAGTACGTAAATGGACGCCGGAAGAGAGCCCCACGTAAACGTTATGCAAAAAATCGTCGATGACCGCCTGTGATGGCGACAGTCCGCCCGTTGCCGCCGGATCAAAACGCGGGGTCCGCCCGGAGACGCTCACCCACTCGCCGCCGTCATTACGGAAACCAACGATATCACCGAGATCGATATCCTGCCCGTTAGCCAGCAAATCACCATTGCGGAAATTCGCCCGTATCACCTGCCCGTTACCGCGCATGAGATCGACATTTTCGCTGACAATACCTTTGATATAAAAACGTCCATCAGCACGCTGCGCCAGCGCTCCGACATTTTCAGGTTTCAGTGGTTTGGCCGGGCGGGCACGCCCGTAAATCTGGTCTTCCGTCATCACCGCCGCTTTTCGAACGGTAACACCGTTTTGACCATTAACGTCCAGACCTTCGAAAGTACGAGGGTCCAGCTCCGGAAGGATGGCATCACGCCAGGCCTCAAAGCCTGCGGTTCGAATTTTATGGATATCGTGAGACTGGCGGGCAATATAGCCGGGCAATTTGCCAATCGACGCGCCAGCACGGTTTGCATCGATGCGGGCTTTTTCCTGCCACTTCTCCAGCACGCGGGCAATTTTGATTGCGTCTTCCGGGATATGCCCCACATCAAGGTTGTTACCCAACCGCCACATAGCATCAGCAATATTCTGATCCAGTGAGCTATTAGCAAAAACAGGTAAAACGCCCTGCGCTTCCAGATCATTGGCAAGACCGGAAATGTAGTGATCGCGCAGCTGGCGCATGTTATTAAACGCGCTGTCACGGGAACCGGCCACAGCCTCATTGCGCCCCACCATGATAGCGGACAAGGCGAGATCAGGGCGTCCACCGAAGGCATCAATACGCTGAAGGTTCTCATGCATCAGGCGAAGATTGATAACCCGGTTTCGCGCTTCGATGTGCTTCGCCAGCGCATCATCACGCGCCACTTCATCAGCAGCACGGAGAGCGGCTTCCTCCAGGGATAACCCCTGATTTTCTGCCCGTATACGCGCGACAGTAGATTCCATACGGGTAACCAGCTCCTGCATCTCATCCTCACCGAGCTGGCGCCCGGCCGCCGTGTTTACTGCCTGCTCGCAGGCTGTCAGAAATTCACCCTGTGCCATTAGATGGCTCTCCTCAACATACAGGCAGCAAATGCGCGTGCAGCCTGAGCAAAACTCATATCCCCGGCCCCAGCCTGAATTTCAGCAAGGTGGGCGTTTATTTCTGCCTGATTTTCCAGTCCATTAAAATGCGCCTGGGCCAGTTCCATTTCAGACTGCAGGTCTTCCTGCGCTGCCCGCAGTTCGTCGTCTCCGCGCTGCTGGATGGTTTGTTCTGCATCTGTGCTGGCTGCACGTGCGGCCGCATCAGAATGCCGCTGGTTATCAGCCTGCATCTTCAGGCGATTCAGTGCAGCGTTACGTTCCGCCGGATCTGCAAGACGGAAAAAATCCTCAATATCAGGATTGTAACCGTCTACTGCCTGGCGAATCGCAGACCTCAGTGCATTCTGGCGAACAAAGATATTCGCATCGCTGAAACGCTCAGACGCGGTTCTTACACCGCCAGCCAGCGGAGAAACCTGCAACCCTTGTTTGATCTGCCCGGCCCTAGCTTCAATCAGACTTGCCAGATCATCCGGAATTTCCCCACGCTCAAGCTGGTGTAATTTGCCGCGTGAGATTTCTGCGTCCCGGTTGGCAGAAATTTCTTCGCGTAACCGTGCTGTCGATTCCTCAGTGTTCTGGCGGATTTGCTCAATATCTTTTCGCGCACGTGCTTCCGCCTGCTTGCGGCTCATGCGCTGGCCCTGATACTGTTTTGCCAGGTCACGGAATTGCTGATCTGACTGCTGCAACGAGACTTCATTTTCGGCAATCTGCCGGTTGATGTCGGCAATGCGGGGCGACTGCCCGTCAAGCTGCCCGGAGAGAGAATCACGATAGGGCTGAATAGTTTCGTTCCATGCACGCTGCCAGGCATAATCATCAAGGCCAGTGTTAATGGTTCGGGCCAGGTCAGCCTGTGCGTCGGCAAAACTGTCACGCAATACAGGAGTGTTGTCCGGAGTGAGCCCAGCGGCATTCACGATATCCGCCTGCCCTGCTGGCGCAGCGTCAGAAACCGCCTGCGGGTTATCCTGCTGTAAACGCTGCTGACGCCTGGCGGCTATTGAATCACGAATGGCACCGCCAAAGGCATGCAGTCCACCGCCGGCTATCGTGTTCATGAAGAAATTTTCCACTGCCTGGCCGAGGGTGTAATCATCACCTTCAGACGCTGATGCCAGGGCATTAATAGGTTCAGCAACCAGAGACTGGACGGCACCGGCGCTGGCACCCTGTAAAAATCGCTGTGCAAATCGACCTGCAACGCTGGCCGCTCTCACCTCCCCAAGACCTGGAACAAACCCCAGAGCAAGGTTACCCGGATCCGTCATTGCACCAGCCAGCCCCGCGGTAAAAATAAGAGGTGTTGCTACGCCGGAAGGCGCGGACTGCAATATTGCTCGCCGCTCCTGTGTCGCCCGGCTTGTCTCGGTTACATGGTCCAGATAGGCTTGTGTTACACCCTGTTCGGATATTTTGATATTTTTGATGCCCAGAGAGTCAAACTTTTGCTGAGCCGTCTGCTGATCTACTAAAGGAGATGTAGGATCATTAGCATAGGCCTCGGATTCAAAAAACCGACTTCCAGCGTTGGCTGGTCCTGAGCGCATTCCTTCAGAAAAAGCAGCCCCCAAAGCCTGACCAAATCCGCTTTCAAAGTTACTACCTGGCTGCTGCAGGCCTGAACCTGCGTCACCATCATCAACGAATATTGGCATTGGTGTCCCTCATTCCTTCAGAAAAGGATGGGCCGCTTTGCGACTGGCCGCCGTACGTTTCACGTAATCCCTGAAGATTCTGCGCTCGCGCATCTCTTTCAGTCCCTGGAGTATACGTCGTCTCCCGGGATGCGAATTTTTTAACGCTCTGCCACCAGGATGGGTCAGCTTTCGCCATTTTGTCGAGATCCGCAAAGCTAACGGTAATCGGATTTCCCCTGGCGTCATTCTGTACGTTATTGCCCAGATACAGCACCAGACCGGTATCATCCGAGTTATTTACCCAGTGGGCGTTATTTTTTACCTCATAAAGCGTTTGTGATTTGGTGAATTCGTCGGGCGTTTTACTCCCGAAATTAAGAGGCTGAAGCTGATCTGCTGTCAGCTTATCTTTAAACAGGCTGGCACCGCGGGCGATGTAATCTGGTTGATAGCCAAGATAAGTTGGAACGCGATATGTATCGTTGACAGTGTATTGACTGGTGAACATATCGGCAGCAGCCTGCTTTGCCGCAGCGCCTGCATCCATTCCACGTAATACGTTGATCATCGTCAGCCGCTGCCCCTGTTCGTCAAGCGTTGACCAGCTTCCTGCACCGCCGGGCTGCACAAGCATCGTCTGACGGAAATCTGCAGACGCATCGGCCCATTCTTGCATAACGGAGGTGTCTGACCCCTTTCCATTTTTTGCAACGACTGACTCTTTCAGGGCTGATGTTGGCGTGTTTCTTTCCTGCCACAACGGTACACTTGCCCGCGGATTTCCAGCTGATAATGCACCAACCAGAGGACCATTTTTACTTTGCCCCATAATCTGTCGGCCGACCGCCTGCGAATATGGCCCAAACGCGTTCAGCTGCTGCCTGATGGATTCAACCGTTGTTTCTTTGTTGTTGTTAAATCCTTCAGCCATAGCCTGCGCTATCGAGTCAGGAAGCACCTTCTGACTGCTGATACCGAATCGACTTTTCTCTGACTGCACCGAAGCAATAAATGACTGTGCCATAGCAGGATCGGCGGGGTTTTGTTGCCATGAGTTATATGCCTGCTGCACAAGTGGCGAGTTTTTCATAAACCACGCGCCGGGATCACTTTTGCGCTGTTGAGTTACCTGCTGCAACTGGGCGGTAGCTTTCTGGTATAAAGACAACTTGCGATTAAAGTCAGGGTCGTTAGGTTGCGGGTAAAGCGCCTGAACGCTCTGCTGCGCCATCGCGACGGGTTGGGTCATTATCGTGTTATATGTCGGCACCAGCGCTTTTGTCGCTTCATACTCATCATACTGGCGGTTGTATTGTTCAAGCTGCGGCGCTGTTGCTCCCAGCGGCAGATATGAGAGATATTCTTGGCGAGTGACGTCACGTGTGGGCATGATCCCGTTCTGCATCTGAGCCATATTATTTTGCATGGTGTCCTGCAGGTTCTGCATGCCGTATGCGTGCTGCCGGTTTACTTCAGCGGATACCTGACCTAAAAACTGGCTCTTCTGCTCCGGACTCGCATTCTGATACCAGGGCATTTTCTGGATCTGCGATATCTCAGCTTCCGGCGGCAAAGACTGAGCACGGCTTAAAACATTCATGGTGTAATTACGGGTTTCGCTAAAAGGTATCCCGGCAATAAACTGATCGCTGGAAATATCCCCTTTATTGGGATCCCCTAAACGAAGGAGTGCCGGATTTTTTCCGGTTTTATTCGTACCGTTAATCCAGTCATCTACCGCACCCGGCCCGGCGTTATATGCAGCTACCGCGAGTGCCTGGTTACTCCCGTATTTTTTGGTAAGATCCTGGTGATATAGCTGACCTATCTGCATGTTGTAACTGGCGTCAGACATAAAGCGTTGTGGGTCCCACTGCATGCCATGTTTTTTGGCCGTTTCTTCAGCTGTTGCTGGGAGGACCTGCGCTATCCCCATGGCGCCAGCCGGCGAGGTAAGCGTCTGACCATTGCCATTAAACTGCCGGCCGCCAGATTCCGCTGGAATCATCGCTGAGAAAACTTTGTCAGATGAAAGGTCGCCAGGGGTAAAAGTCGTTGGAGAGGTAAGTTGTTTTGTCCGCCAGTCTGCAATATATGCCTGCGTGGCGTACTGAGACATCTGCTGATCAAGTCTGGCTATCCGGCCGTTTACTTCATCATCAGATTGTCCGTTTGCGGCACCGTAGGTCCGGATAGCATCAATTGCCTTTGCCCTGGTAACGGCATAGTTTCCTGGGTCGCTGCGATAAGTTTCGGCATCATTCACAGCCATCTGTAGACGTCCATCCAGTTGCCCGCGGCTGTAGTCCTGAAATTGCTGATATTCATGCGAATCGGCAGAGCTCTGCAGCTGCAGGCGTGTTGCCGCTACCTGCCTGTTCCAGTCATCTCTCCTGCCTTCTGGTATGGTCTGCCCCAGTGTGCCGGCGGCCTGATCAAATTGCTGTAGGGCATCATCAGAAGAGCCAATAGCATTTTGCCCTTGCTTCTGGCGAACCTGGTTAAAAAGGTTGTATTTGATGGTGTCCAGTTTCAGTGCGCCGTCCTGTAAAGCCGTGTCTGAAACCTGTCGCGTAATAGACGCTGTTGCCCTGGCGGCGGCATCCGCACCAGCATTCAGCATTTGCTGATCGGTTGTGTTATTGGGTAAGTCTACCGGCCCGGCGCCAATCCCTTGTGTCGTCACCTGACGATCGTAAAAAGGTAAGTTAGGCATTTTTGTGTCCTATTTCTGTCCGTATTTTGCGCCAAGGAACGTGCTACCAATCTGCGCGCCCGCGCCCAAGAACCCCAGCAAACCCGGTCGAGCAGCTTTAGACTGCTGACGCATGGCACCAGCCTCATTCTTCAGTGCATCAGACTGGAGAATGCCCTCGTTAGCTACCGCGTTCGCATCCTCCTGGATGTTAAGCGCGGTCTGCCGGCGCAGCAGCGCATTAGTGCCGCCAAAGCCGGTACCGCTCGCAGCAATACGCGCATCCTGCTCTCCCTGGAACTGGGCGCCACGACGGCGAATGAGCGCCGACTGCTGGCCTGTGTTTAAAATAGTCTGGTTTGCTTGCTGGTCGAGCAGCTGCGCGTTGGTGTTCAGGTTACTGGATTGCTGACGCGTGCTACTTAATGATGAGAATGCATTTAACGCAGAGCTTGAGGTTTGCGCTATTGGTACTGCATTATTTTTGAAACTGTCGCCGACCGTCTGCCAGTTTACAGAATCCATAGATCACCTCGTTATCGCCCACAGGGAAGAATCCTCTCCCCTGTGGTTAAATTTCTTCAGATGCCCCTCACATCGCATACCCAGCATCGCCAGCATTCTTTCGCCTTCCGGGAATGTGGTGCTGGCCTCGATGCGGTGATAGTTCGCCAGCGCCCGGTGTAATTCCCGGCGCGTTGCCTTGAATATCTCCGGCCAGAGGTGAGTAATCCCGGCCGAAATCATCATCCAGGCGTACCCTATGCCGGAGTCAAATACCAGTCCGTACTTTTCCGCTGGTACGATGCCGCCTATAGCCACAGGCTGGCCATTGTGCAGACAGGTAAACGCGCCGACACTGGCAATGTTCCCGGCGTGCTGTTCAGTCCTGATACTGCCGATCTGATGTGGTTGCGGCGTAATGGCTACCAGGTGCCAGGGCTCAAACGGAACGATCATCAGCCACCCAGCAGCGTCTTCTGGCCTGAAGTATTAGCAGCGGTTCCCGAAGCTCCCGTTACGTTGCTTTGGTTCCCCTGCCGCTGCCGGCGGCGCAGCAGGTCATCGGATTCAGCAACTGAAGCATCCTGCGTAACCTGCGCCGATGGCTTTATGACGCTTCCTTTTTTATTTGCGCTGGAGATGGCTGAATAAGTTCCTGCACCAGCCGACAGAACAGCGGCACCAGCAGCCCATGATGCCGGGTCAGTTTCCAGTGTGAATTTGCGTTTAAACAGCATGATCACCTCACGATTGAAAATAATCTGGCGTCACAGCCAGGCTGATAATTGCGGATAATAGCGTCCTGCTGGTAACTGAGCATTTTTGCAACGCGGGCAGACAGGTTATCGGCGCAGATGCATTCCACTCGATAATTTTCGGATAACGCTATTTCGGTAAACCGCAGTGCAGCACGGAAAATATGAACAGGGAACTGTTCTGCATCTGGTACGGTATGTAACCAGAGTCTGACCCGGCCCGGGGCTAACTGAATGGCGCCACCAGCGGCAAGTGTTTTTTCCCCGTATTCCATCGCAAACGATGGGAAAGATACCAGCGACGCAACAGCCTCCGGCGGTAATGAGTCCGGGAATATTTCATTAAGGTGGAACTCCTCAAGATGGACGATTACAGGCTCAGTCATCTTCCATTTCTCCTACTGGATCGATGCTGACGATGGTCATGGGCTGCGGCAGGTCCTGCACGATACGGATGCTTCCATTCTCATTAAACTCGCCAGGCCACGGAACGGTAACTACGCCATTAAACAGAGGCGGCGCCTCATCCATATTGTCTGAGTAGTCTCGCCCGCGAAGCTTATCCAGATATTTTCCGCCCTCATCGCCGAACTTACCGCCTAGCGTATCGATAAAACGCAGTCGTGCTTTGGCAAAGCGTTTAATCCCCCCTTCCAGAGGCAAGGTGATAATTTCAGCCGCATTATTGATTCCGACGTGAACAACAGATGATGGCCAGTCCAGCGTGATGCTGCCTCCGCTTACCGTTTGCGATGCGTGCGTGGCGCCGTCGGTCACGACTGCCACCGTCTGCCCTTCCAGAAACCCCAGTCCGGAAATGACCGTTGTCGCAACGCCGTTGTATGTCGCCATACAATCCAGCACTCGCGCCCATTCCTGGGTGATAAACGCACTGTCATATTCCTGCAGCATATATTCCAGATAGCGCACCGTTGCGCCGTTTATGGTTCGTCTAACAACCATCCACAGCTCATCGCGTCCGCCATCGATATCCGGAATGACCTTGATACTTTCCACCGCACCGCCGGTAGCATGCTCATGCCAGCCGGTGATGTTTTGCTCTGCGTCATAGGTCAGTCCCAGCAGTTTGCCTTCTTCCAGCAACACCCAAAGGATCCGGTTGGGCTCCTGCTGATACGCCAGAGCAATTATTTCAGACGTAAAAAGATGGGGGGCCAGAATGCAGGAATTGGTTGCTGAAAACGAGTCACTGCCCGAATCATAGGCGGCAATCATCACCTTGCGCCCAGCACGCTGCACAAACGCAACTCGATCAAAAAGGCGCTCTGCCTGCACTTCGTTGCTGCCGATCGTACTGTTCAGCTCAACCTTTGTATTACCCGCGCCAAAAACGGAAGTCAGGCTTTGCTCGCCATAGGAGAATTCATACCCGGCAGTCCCGATAAATATTTTCCCTGCGGAGGCGACCAGCCATTGCATGGTGTCCTGAGTATCATCAATGCGATCATTAATCGAATCGTCGCTTTCTGCCTCATAGCCATTTGTCATTGGGCTGAAGTTCTGCAGATCACCAGCGACGCTGGACCATATTTTTTGCCGGCCAGCGAAGACCAGGCGTCCCCGGAAAAATGCCGCAAACTGGGGGTAGCGGAGAACATCAGACCAGTCACCGAAAGCGTATTTATACGTTTTCCCAACTGTGTTTCTGACGCTGGGTGGTAGTTCAGTGACGATCTTACCGGTTGCGGATGTGGCACTATTGACCGCTGTTATCTCAATGATCCCCCAGCCACCGCCTGAATATCGCCAGAGCGACGCATCACCACCGCTTCCATCCCTGTGGGCGCCAGCTGTCCATGTAGGCTGCGTATTACCGGTTTTGGTGCCGTCCATGTCTTCGTAATATTTCCCATCTGAACGGCAGAAAACACCGGCGGAGAAAGTTTCTGATGTGCCAGCAGCCCAGGCGGGTATGTAACCGCTATGACCGGTATCATCATCCACTGCATCAGTGCTGGCTTCGATGTAAAAAAGACACCCTACATGCGCAGTCTGAAAAATATCTGTGTTGGCAGTGATGTTGCAGAGGCTTGTAGTGGTTGGTGTGCCGTCAGGCAAATCGTTTCCATCCTCAGACCAGATCCTGAACTGGTCGGTGTAAACGACGCTGGATTTGTCAGAATTAATATCAGCGAATGGCCCCCCCGAAAAACCGGCCTCTGCCAGGCTCCAGTTGGTATTAGTGTTTCGGGTCAGCTTATAAACAGGGTAATTTCCATTTGTGCAGGTTATGTAAATCACGTCTGCTGACTGCTGCAGAGACAGGCCAAATTTCCCGTTACGGGTCAGATCATCAGCTCCCCACGGCGTTTCAATTTCAAGAATGTTGTTATCGCCATCCAGCAGTTGCGCATGGTTGTACCAGAACCGGATGTATCCAGGGCCAAACTCCAGGATAAAAGCCTCCGTCGTACTAAACTGAAATGATGCTAACCAGACTCGGTCGCTACTGTTTTTTACTGAACCGGCGTATTGCGTCCCGCCGCGGCGACGTGCGGGCCCCTGCGGTAGCGGTATGAAGTTTTTCATGTACTTGACGGCGCTGGCCCACTTATCAAAATCTACTTGCCCATACATCACAGGCGAAAGTATTCCAGCATTAAAGCTGCGCTTTATAGGGCGGATTTTTGCCATTACAAACGAGCCTCCATCCAGGTTGAAGGTGGAAATTTCTCACTGGGCTTTTCTATAGCGTTTACGCGAATGGCTCCTGCGATGATCATCTGGAACTGCTGCAACAGCGATTCAACCAGCGTATCCTTGCCGGTCACCGCTTTACAGGAGCGTACCGCCAGCATACAAGCCAGCGCATCAACAAAGGTGGAGTCGAATTGTGATGCATCGGTTACTCTGGCCCGATAGCGCAAGCTAAGCGGTGGCTGTAGATCCGTCAGCAATTCCCGCCCCTCAATGCGATATTCAGCCGTGACCAGGCGGGGATCGTATTCAGAGAAATCACGCCCGTAATATCTGTCCCCCACCGATACCAGTACCATTAAATCAACGGGCAGCTGGTAAGCGTATTGATAGTCGATGACAGGCGTTTTGTTTAACGGGGTAAGCTGGGTGCTGCGGGCGCAAAAATTCCAGGCATATTCGCGCTGTAGTTTTTCGAGGAGGGGGTTGTAAATCAGGTTCATCACGCGCGTGTTTTTATCCTGCTCATCACGATCCATGAGATGGTCGGATCCCAGGAAGGAAACCAGCGCCAGATTCATGATATCTGTCTGACCGGTCATCATAATACCTCATAAAAAAGCAGGGGCCGCAGCCCCTGAAAACGCACTCACTCCACCCTAATTAAGCAATGCTGAGATTAAGCGCGGCGAACTCAACGTTATTAGCGTAAGAGCGCCAAGTCTGTGCATCTTTCGTTATGAAGGCATCTAATGCGCCAGCGGTGAACGGGCCTGTAGCGACCGTATATTGCAGGCTTAAAAAGCGTTTATAGTTGGCCGAAGGCAGCGCCACCACGACAACCGGTTTACCTGCGACGAGACTGCCCAGCGCTTTCGCTGGAGTAGAAAAAATAACGGTTGGTGTATCGCTTTTGTCCTCATTGGCATAAGCGCGTAACTCAATCGCAAGCGTAGCCGCCCCTGCGGCCGCGAATGTCACCGACGGAGTCACAACCAGAAAAGTCGGCTCGCCAGCGCCAGCATCGATCACAGTGTTGTAATCGAATGCTGGGTTAAAATCGATGATGTTCGTGCTGGCCGCTGAGGCGGTGATCGCCTGAGAGTCAGAAAATTCAAGCTGGGCATCAACAAACATGGTTATCTCCTGAAAAAGTAAACCGGAAAATCGCCCCGTTAAGAGGCGACGACCTGAGCTTCCCCGATTTTTAACTGGTCAACCCGGCGCACCGGAACTTCGCCAAAGAACATCACACGACGTCCGCCAGCCATTTCCATTGTCAGGGTTGAGTTTTTCACGGCATCAACCAGCTGCAGACGCAGCATCGCGCGCAGTGTGCGGTTCATGTAATAAGCCGGGCTTACACCAACCAGTGACTGGATACGTTCTTCCGCGATAGCCATCAGTTTGATGAGGTTTGCACCCGCATTAGCGTTAGTACGCAGAGCGGTAACATCAATGTTGGCGATGCGTACGACGTAGCGCCAGTCGTGCAGCGCAATACCGAGATCCCAGGTATAGAGGTCCATCAGCGCCCGGAAGCGGTTGCCATCATCATCAAAGGCGTCGCCCTCGCCCAAATCACGATGAGTCAGACCGGCTTTTGAACCTTTCGGGAAAATTCCGTAGACCTTGTCAGGCGCCCATCCGATGAGATAAATCGAGGTGAGATTCGCACCAGTACCGCCGGCGTCGATGATGTTGTCGGCATTAGGCGCAGACAAATCGCTGAAGCGTGGAGCAATGCCCAGGAATGCCTCCGGTTGCCCAACAAGCGTACCGTTAAGCATCTGGAATTGAGCCTTCTGGTTCATCGCTTCCATGAACGGTTTAGACTGGTTGAAGCGAAAACCTGCCGTATTACCATTCAGCGCAGCAACCCGAACATCAACCTGAGAGCGGGCTTCAAGAAGACCGGTAGTCTCATCTACCTGCGCGGTAGTTGCCTTGCTTTCCGGAATACCTTTGTTCAGCTTGCGCCAGTACACAGCAGGTAAACCAGTACGGGTTGTGATGCGCGTTCCGGTCGGCAGGTTGCCTTCATAAAACGGGCAATCCCAGAGCATTTCGTTGTCCTGATCCAGAACCTCCGCGACATTCGCAGAAGTGCCATCAGGATCAAGCAATTTCGCTGCGTCCCAGAGAGTCGGTAAGCCGGTAAGTGTTGGCATTTAAAACTCCTTATTGCATGTTCGGCCACATGCGGTGGGCAATGTCTTTTTCTGCTGCATTACCCGTCGCTGCGGCTGTAACTGTTTTGTCTTCACCTAGCGCTTTACCGATCGCCAGGACTGCATTCACAAGGTCTGGGTCATTGAGTAATCCCGCAGTGTTGAATTTTTCAATCACAGCATCGGGGAAAAATCGCTGCACGGCGTTCTGGAGGATCGCTGTATTTGCCTCAACTTCACTTCCCCAGGACTTGATAACCTTTTCCCGGTTAGCAGCATTTTGATTAGCAATATTTTCCTGGGCACTTTTTTGTTGTTCGGCTGCATATTCGTTGAATTTATTAATTACGGTTTCAGCCTGCTTTTTATTGAGCCCGCTTTCATGCATCCAGCTCAAGGCCGTATTTAAAAATGTCCCATCGCTGCCTTTCGGTGGCTTAATACCGTAGTCTTCAACTTTTTCCGGGCGCCCCAACTTCTCGTAAAGTTCCTGCCAACCTTTTTCGTCGCTATCTTCTGGGAGTTTTTCGAGGAACGGCGCGGTGGTCTGCGACTGCTGTTGGGCGGCTTGCTGCTGTTGCTGCTGTCCCTCTCCCCCCTGCTGTTGCTGAGCGCCTGGATTTAAAAGGTTTTGTTGCTGGGCCGCATCGCTATTCTGCTGCTGGGCGGCAGAATCAACACCTGCGGCAGCGCCACCACCTTCCCCGCCTTCAATGGTTGCATTCATCAGACGGCGCAGGATTAAGCGTTCAAACAGATTCATTGTTGTCGTCCTCGTTAAGTTCGTTCATCTCTTCGGCGATCATTGCGGCAATATCAAATTGCGACAGGCCGAGATAGTGGTTTATATGCAGGAAAACTTCCCGGCGGCCCTCCGAAACAAATACGGCGTATGGGTCGGTTTGCTGGGTCGTTGGGGAAATAGCGACACTGGAAGAATTGACGTGACAGAGTTTTGCCAATAGTCGGATAACAACTTTCTGTTCCGGCGTCATGTTCCCCGGGGTGCCAAAGACTGACTGGAAAGCCCGCGCACGGTTCAGCGTGAGCCACAGACTTTTTATACGGTTCATCATTATCCCTGTAACGCTGGCGACGGCGCAGGTGTCTGCGCAATCTGATTGGCCTGGGCGAAATCTTTAGCTGCGGTTGCAGCCACCGGCGCTGCGGCAAGCAGCTGCTGTAGTTGCAGTTGCTGCTGATCTGCAGCATCCTGCGCAGCCATTTCATCTTCGGTTTTAACCACCTGTAGCGGTGCACCACTGGCTTTAGCAATAAAGCGCAATGCGGCATCGCCATTCAGGGTGCGGGCGATATTCTGATCAAACTGTCCGATAGTGCCCGCAGCATTAATGACGTTCATAATCCCGCTCGCTTCTTCACTCATCTGCAGGCGCACCAGCGGGCTGGTGTATTCGATATCGTATTCGCCACCAATTTCTTTCAGTTGTTCGGGCGGTTCGGGCAGCAGACCGTTCTGATAAGCAATGTCAATTTCCCGCAGGATCAGAGTCCCCAGGAACTCGGCCTGAATACGCCCGGCGGTCGGCGCCAGCAACTGACCTTTTTCCTGCGCACGCAGCATCGCTTCTGTTGCAGTCATTTGCGGGTTATCAACGAGGATCTGGAAGAGCGTGATAAAAAAACCATCGTTGATGGTCTGTCGTTTCTGCTCTGCCAGCGTCATCGCCACGCTAAAATCAGTAGCAGTATTCAGAGGTAAGGCAAGTGGTTTACCGTCCCGGTTCATTCCGCCGAAGTTCAGCGCGCCAGGTATCATTTTGAACGGTTGCAGAATGCCGTCTTCCGGTAACAGCATCGGCGGGCGCACGGCCATTTGCGCACCCTCGATAATGGCGCGGTTGATTTCGTTCAGCAGCTTAATATCCGGTAGAACAACCATTGCAGGTGAGCGTCCATATACCTCACCCGGCGCGGTGTAATAGCGGCTGATTGCATAGGGCTGTGACCAGTAGCCGCCCTCCTGCACAATCTTGCTTCCCTCCATGCAAATATGCACAGACCGGAATGGCATGCCCTCTTTGTCCTGCCGTGACATGTCACGTTTATCATTAGGTTCGACGCGGTGTAGGAAGTTAAATTGCTTTGAAGGGTCGCTCTTCGCGGTCGTTCTTACCTGTTGAGGGAGATTTTCTTCGCCAAATTGCTGAATAGCCTGACGGGCGGTCATGCAATATTTACGGTGGACAACATCGATCATCCCCTGGAAATTCTCAGTGACATAAATTTCTCGCAGGTGATAAGTGCAATAACGCGGGCCTTTTCCGATCACGTTATCAACGAACGTGCAGCCGGTCCCAAATGCACCCGAGGAAATATAATGCTCATGAGATTGCGAGGCGAAATTAGCCCACGGCGCATAACGGAGGCGGAAGAGAATATCGCGAACCTCCTGGAAATAACGCTGTACCTCTTCATCATTAGCGAATCGCTCATTGCTCAGAGTGTGCCATTTCTGTGTTCTCGGGGTGATAACTGATTCGATGGCCGCTCCGAATTTTTGCAGCGCCAGCGCGCCAGTAGCATCTATCGCTTTCTCGGTACGTTTACCGCCCTTCTGCCTGGTCCCCTTGAACTCGGCACTGCGCGGTAGAATGCGCTCTGCTATTTCCTGCCAGTGCTGCTCGAATACGGAACGATCGGTTTCCATGCTTTTTTGCTCACGCAGTATCCGGCCGATGCGCTCTGATTCATTTTCTTGTGTGTTTTGGTCTGACATCAGTTATCCCCGTACAGATCCCAGTCGGAATCAGCGTAAAACTGCTGGCTTTGTCCAGGAGGGTTATAAGGATCGTAATTGGACTGGGCAAATTGCTGGGTTGTGTGGCGGTTGCCGCTACGCAAAGACTTACTGCCTACTGCACCATAGCGGAATGAGTCTGCACCGTGAGACGTCCAGTTATGCAGAGGGGTTGGCTTATACATTTTGCGAGTGTCGTCCCACTCTTTTTGATACTGTCCCAGAGCCTCCAGGCCTTTTTCGCATTTGGTTTTGTCGAACCAACAGGATCGCAGCATCATACGCACCTCGCTGATACCATCATCAACCGATGTGGCCGGCAGTACCTTGCAGCGTATCCCCAGCTTGCCCAGCGTCTCTTCGCGTGATGCTCCGGTGCTCAGTTCTCGGGCGCGTACATCGTGCGGGAAGAAATGACGCTCAGCATAGGTATACGGTTTCTCGCGCAATATTTTTACGTAGTGCTCCAGGCCAACGCCGGACGATTCGTAATAATCAATGACGCGTACCTCTTTGCCGATAAACTGATAAAACCAGATAGCCGTTGCGTCGCCAATGCCCAGATCCCATGACGTGTAAACCTCATACTGGGGATCCCACGGCACATTCCCTATTTGCCCGGCCTTCTCCAGACCAACCAAAATCGATGAGTAATAAGCGCCGGGTATTGCAGCGTTCCAGTCACACATGTATTCCTGATTGAACAGAGCTTGCCCCTCTTCCTCCCCGCGCTCTGCCTGCATCTCGCGCAACTCCTGAGCGAGTGTTTCCGGTGGGATGTGCAGCGTAATATCGGCGCTTAAATGATCACAAAACCAGTTGTCAGGATCCTTTAATCCACCCTGGAACATTTTGTAGAAGTGGTTTTTCCCGCGTGGCGTGGAGACAAAAAAAGCCCAGCCGCCGTTATCAGCCAGTATCGGTCGCAAAAATGCCCACGCAGAGGGGTTACTTAGCGCCCATTCTGAGAACACAATCCCGACATGACCGGAACCAATTAGCGCGCCATAGTTGTCGCTGCCGACTGCCTGCCAGGTGGAACCGTTGATGAATTCGATCATCATCTCGTTATCGAGCGTTTTTCTTCTCAGTTCATGAGGAAAAGCCTCATCGATACGCAGACGCCCAGTTCTCGGGTTAACCGCCTTCCAGATAGCCTTTCTTACCTGGTTCGCCTGCGGCAGGCAGTGGGCATAGTTCCCGACACGCTCGAATGCCTTACATGCTGTCATGTGCAGGCTGAAATCGTCTTTCCCGTAACGGCGAGGCCAGCAAAGCGCCGCTCTTTTTTTTCCACCCTGAATTTCAGCCCATGCCCTTCGCTGATGTGGGCGTGGAGTCCAGTTGTTCGCCGGGAGAATAATTTCTGCCATTTATTCACTTCCTATTCACTCTACTGGATAAAATGCCGGGGTTTTTCTCATTCAGTCGATTAACCAGGCAATTGAAACGCCTGGCTATTCTTTTTCGTTGAAGTGCTTTACCTTGACGGTCATTTCCAGATCACCCTCAACAGATTTTTTTTCCACCAGCCCAAGCTCGCGAGCAATGATGTTGGCGTTAAGCAGATCAGCGGCAGCGCCAGAAAATTTCTGCTCATAGATGAGGCTTTCCACTCGCGTAGTGATCGGGAGTAAATCTTTTTTCTTCGCGTATGCTTCCCACGTCTTCCGGTCTATATCGAGGAACAGAAACAAGCCGCTAAGCGTCATAGCACGCATTTTCGGGAGTCTGGCTTTAGTGATTGTCCCCTGAAAACTAAATGCTTTGGTTTCCCACAGAGGGTGTTTTTCCACCCAGTCGAAATATTCACAGCAGGCATCCCACAGCTTTTCAGGATCAGAGAACTTTGGGTTTCTCCCGTGCTTGCTGCGTGCCAGCCAGAATTTATTGCCCTTTGGCGCTGCCATATCTCATTACTCCGTGTTACGACGGGTGTATTTCCGTTTCTGCTGAATTTCTTCGGTATCGCTTTTTGGCTCTTCAATTTTTTCATCGTGTGGTTTTTCTTCCGGGTAAAGCGACAGGAATGCATCCACGACAGATGTGACAATGTCTTTAGCTGCCTGCGTTCCGTCCGAACCGCCGGGCCAGCCAAAATTTTTAGCCAGAACGGCGCCAGCACTTTTGACGATCTCCACCTGAATACTGGTGTCTAACTCATGCAGTTTTTTCACTGTTGTCTTCCTCTTCAGGGATGAGGCCCATAGCGGTCATCAGGATTTTCAGTTCTGGGGCGTCACCGTTTTTTACTGCGCGTAAAATCACACGGTCAGAATTGCCGTTCGCGTAAGCAGCTGCGCCATACATGGCTGTATTCAGGTGCGCTTTAAGAAAGCGGGCTTTCATCAGCTCCAGGAGTTTTTCGGCTTCTTCGTCATTAAGGGTGATCATTGGTTTCTCCTTTCATGCTGCTTGCAGTGAGGCCACCAACTGAAATGGCCTCTTGATCTCCGGATTTGTTAGCAGTCTGCATCAGGGCGGGAGACTGCACGGCATGCCCACATACAGGCTTCCTGCATTTTGGTGCGGGCGATTGCCAGGCTGCGCATAGCTTCATCAATCTCCCGAGCCTGCTCAGCGCTTAACATTGCCGGGCCATTACGGACAGCCAACAATTCACCTCGCTCGGTATCAAGCAAACTACAGAAGTGGCGGCTGACGCCTTTAAGGCGGTTCATGCGCTCAATGTCACCAGCGGTTAATGTGCGGTAGCCTTTTACAGTGCTGCCGTCCTGCGGTTTTGCTTCACTCATTGGTTTTCCTCTTTCGGTGGTTGTCGTGCACTCCGCAGCAGCAGAGTGATCATGTAGTTTTTGCTGTGGCGCCGGCAGGAGTCGAAAAAGCTTTCACGTTTGCTCATAGGGATTTTGTTTCCGGAAAACTTCTCCGCCAGCTCTGCCGTTGGGAAATAAATGCGACGTGAATTTCGTCCTGTTTCGTTGTGGGCGCGGAATATAAGATTGTCTTTAAGCAGACTGTCCAAAATAAAAAATACAGTGCTGCGTGACATACCGAGCGAATACATCACTTCGGCAGAAGTTACCCCTTCCGAACAGGTGCGAATAAGCTCAAGCACCGCAATTTTTTTTCTGGTTAAACCCGACATAGGCGCAATACCTTCACTTCAGTCGTCACCTGATCGAGCAACTCCAGTTCGGTACCGTATTTGCCCTCCCATGTCTTTTGTCCGGCATGAATTGCCACGCCAAAACCGCCAGTGCGGTGATGCGCAGGGCAAAGAGGCAAGGTTCTTTTGTGATTTGCGCGCTGGCCGGCGCCCTGCCCGGTTCGGATGTGGTGAATTTCTGCCGGAGTGGAACCGAAACCGAGATTGCGACAGACAACGCAACCCAGTTCGGCTACGTCTGACAGCCAGTCTTTATCGTCTTTAGTCATGGTGGTGACCTCAGGCCGCATAACTGAAAAGCTGAGAGGCTGCGTTTTCTGCGGCCTGCTGCGTTGGGAATGTGCGGAACAGAATAAAGTTCCAGAGAACATCGAGGACTGACTTATAAAGCTGGGAGAATTCAAGGTCGTCCATTTTGGCGAACGATATGGACTTTGGCTCTTTGCGGATGGTGCCATCAGGCATCTGATATTCGTTATAAAAACCAGCTTCGATGGTTACCCAGGCACGAAACGCCTCGAATGATTTAACAGCGCTGATATTCCCTGCGCGTTTTTCCGCTTCATCGCGAAGATATTGATCCGCCAGTTCCTGCAATGTGTCGCCGTGCCCGGCATAGTGGGCCACCAGCTGCACGTAACCACGAACCAGTTTTTTATCGGCTGGCGATATTGCACCGCCGGAAGGTTGCCAGTAATCAAATCCCAGATTCAGGAGGGCAAAAAATTTGCGGTGAAATGCCGGGTTTCTTGCCTGCTTAAAATCAGAGTAAAGGACTGCCCCCAGGCGAATTTTCTTCACAAACTCGCGGGCGTCTGGAGATGCAGGGATTAATACATCGCCTGCTGATTTGATAAATGAATACTGCGCCATTGGGTTCCCCTTTAGCGCAGCAATTGTTCAGAATTACATTGTGTTGGGTGTTCAGGCCAACAGGGTAATTATAGCATAGTACCGTCTGGTTTGATAATGGTGTAACCAGTCAATTTAGCTAACTCAAACAACGCGTTAAGTGTCGCCACATGCTCATCAGAGTGGACTATTCTGGTCTTCTTGATCTTCCCATTTTCACACGTTATCAGCACATGGCCATCGTCGGGGAGAAGGTCTCCTGCGTCTTTCTTATCAACCACTACCTCTCCCTCAACAAATACTGTATAAATTTACAGTATATATACTACCAACTGACAGTGAGCGCAAATTTTTAAGAGCACTAATCGTTAAAAATCAACAATAAAACAGAAAAATATATGCTTGAATTAAAAAGAAAACCGCCATTTCTGACGGTTCGTTTTTGTCTGGTGTGGTCAATCACTATGCTGACAATTTGGTTTCGTGCCAGCCGTACATTAGCCAGCATGCAGCTTCTCCAGAGTGCGGACAGGATGACACCGGCAACCGATCACCGCACTTTCCGCAGCGCCGTTTGCTGATGGCTTTAATCCGGCCGCGCACCCGGGCATCATCCTGGCGGATCAGCAGCGCTATGTACTCCGCCATTTCGTAAGGATCACGACCAGGGCGCCGGGCGGCGCAATTTCGTGCCAGCATTTCCTGCTCCTGCTCATCAAGCACCAGTTCAATCTTACGCTCACCGGCGGCGGACTGCCGCGCGCGTTGCGCGGCTTTGCGTTCTGCGGGAGATTTAGGCATGCTTCCGCTCCTTATGGCGCTCGTCTTCGCTGTAGAAGTCATCACCATCAATAGGCATCAGGTATTTTGCTGGCATCAGCGCGAAATCCATCCTTTTTGCCTCTCCAGTAGCGCCATCCCGTGCCACCAAGTCGCCTGATATCAACCATGCATCTCCCATAGGAACTGGCTCGGCGTACACCTCTCCATTCCAGGTAAACCGGGAGCCATTCGGCACGAAACCTACAACCAGCACTGACTTACCATCATTGGTGCGGTAGAAGCCGCCAATAATCATCGCCTGACAACCTGCGCGTAACTCAGCCATGGTTCACCACCTCCGGGACGGCTTTACGTTCTGCGGAAGATTTAGCCACTTCCCCAGTTTTGATGGACAAACGTTTGATCGCATGGCGGAGCATTACCTGTGCATATAGCGCCGGAGCAAGCACCTGCGGCATTTTAGAGTAGCCCGCGCCAGAAAACAGGCGGCGAATTTCTTTAGGGGCAGCGCGCAGATTATCGATATTGTTATTATTAAGATCATTATCCAGATGTATAACCGAATAACCGGTCGGTAATTTTCCATGTACGCATTCATATACGTATACATCGAGTCTGATTTTCTCTTTATTAACAGTGATGTACTGGGGAAGAATGCGTTTCCGGCCTTTAGGTTCGCGAGTCCATCCGCGAGCTATCTTTACATCCTTGATATTGTCAGGTTTTTTATCGGTACCGAATCGCCTGTTAAACCTCTCTGTAAGTTCAGCATTCGTTAGATTCCTATTGGCATAAATGAACGTCAGCTGCTCATCGGTATAGCGCGGCTCAATTAAAAACTGCTTTCCTAACCCATGAGATTTGCACCAGATACGGATAGCGCCCACGCTCTTATTTGTACCAAATTGAGCGTTAAACATTTCAGTTAATTCCCGCGCAGTGGAGCTTTTAATGTGCTGCTTGATAAACAACTCTTGGGCTGGAGCATATTTCTCTATCATTTTTCGATCCCCATAATCTTAGGCACATTGCCTGCGGTACCGTCATAAATAGCCTTCTGAGCGTCGAGGGCGACGCGATAAGTACCGACCATTACCCCGACGATCTCAACTACCGCCTTTGCCCTCGATAACTCTTCCTGAAGCAGGTCGCCTTTGATATTGGGATCGGTGACGGTTTCCAGCATGGCGAACTGGTGATTCATTAAATCCTGAATAGTATTTTTCATGGTTAAGCAACCTCTCCGATATATTCTGCAATGCCCGGCAGCAGCGCCACCGCTGGCGATTCACACTGATTTCCCCACACATCAAAACCATGCGATGACTGGCGAGCGAATAACTCAATACGCGGTACATCGCCTAGCAGCTGCACCAGCTTTTCTCGCACGATATCTGGTTTGCGCGAATGCTCGAGACGCGGGGCGGTGAATGACTGAACGATCCCTGCATCCAACCGGGCGGGTAATTTCCCCTGCACAGCGAAAAGACAATCCTCGCTGTTCGCCCTGGTTAAATGGCCCATTCCCAGGGCCAGTTTGTTGGTCTGCCGGCTGTAGCATTTGTTCCACGTAAAGCCTTTCATGGTCATCAGGCGGAAGCCCCACGCCTCGACTACCCGCAACGCCTCCAGCGGCTGAGTCGGAACCCACCACATAGCCAGCAGGCAGTTTTCAGCGGCCAGCTCCCAGACCGGGAGACGGCAGATATCGAGCACAGTCATTGTCTGGTATTTATGCCCGGCGCCACGTTCTCCATCTTTGGCTTTGTCGCGGTAGGTCCAGGGCGGATCTGCGTAAATCAAGGTGTATTTTTCGTTCATGCCGTCCACCACTCAATCAGTTTGCAGATCCCCCAGGTCACGACGATAACAGCGACCCAACCGGCAATGTCGATCACAGCTGCGAACCAGAGCAGAGCGCGCCGGCTGTAATTTTCAGGTTCAAAGTTCATTGAGCCTCCCCAAGCACCCAGCGCAAAGCTGCGGCATATTCTCCCCCGGCCGTTTTCAGGGCCTGAGTGATTTCCTTACGGGATTTGAGACGCGGCTTTGTGTCGCCGAGGACAGCGCGCTGACGGCGAGCTTTCTCGTGGCCAGTTACACCCTCTGCCGCTGCCTCTAACTGTTTGACCGTTTCCCGTTGCTTTTCCGGTGGCATATCGACCAGCTGACGCGCTTGAGTGACAGTGACTTTTCCAGCCTCAACCGCCGCCTGGACGGCCTGCGTAGCATCCAGTAGGGCCACGGTTGCCTGGACCGTTTTTACGCTGCAGCCAAAAAGCAAGGCAATGTCATTTTCGTCATGACCGTATTCCATCTGCTGAACCATTTTTTTGGCCCGACCCAGTGGGGTATCTGGTTGCGTTATCTCGTTTTCGCTGACCATGTATTTGGCCATTTGAATTGCTGAGCCGCGCTTAGCTATACCGGGTACCGGCCAGGGTTCCAGCCCTGCCCGTTTTCTCCTGGCGTTTGCTTCCTTAGCGTTCTTTACGCGCTGCCGACCTGCCACCACGCAGGTTTTCCCTGATTCCGGATCTTTCCACACGATAATGGGTTCGAGTACCCCAAGCTCCATGATGTTGAGGATCACCGATTCATTAAGCGGTAGGTGTACGCGTTCGTCGTAAAGCGGGTGTGTTGTATCGGTCACCAGATGTAGGTTTTCCGGTTCGAAAAACAAGACGTTGCTTTTGCCGCTGGCACCGTAAGCGTCGATCGAGTTTTTAGCCATTTTTTTGAACTCCAATCAAACCGCTGTTTAGAAACTGTTTCATGCTCTCTTCTCCCGCCAAAAATTTAATCTCTCTTTGAAAAACTCCCGGTAGCTTTCCGGCGTCGCTGCAATCGACTCAACGATGAACTGACGAGTAACTTTCTTCTCGAACAGCTGACGTATGAGTGCCGCTGCCCGCATGTCATAGTGCTCTTTGAGCTGGCACTCCTGCGGCCATTTGGCGCGATTGAGCGGTAAGCCGGGCGGCAGATAATCTGATTGCCCGGCCATGCCTCATGCCCTCGTTTTTTCTGAGTTGGCGTAATAGCGGGGATCCACGCTGGTCAGTGTGAAATGCGGCACTGGCATGTCGTCATGCCGAATAATTCCGACGTGATTCGATGCGAGCATCGTCGAGATACGTTTTTGCAGATCACGTAAGGTGATCTCAGCATCAGGATGATGTTTTTTGATGGCTGAAAGAATGTTCTGATACGACAGTGTCTTACCCTTCATCAGCGCAACCAACTGCTGGGCGGAAACTTCATCAATGGTGCTATTCAGGGGTTTAATACTCTCCAGCAGCAGGCGATGCCGGCCAATGCTGCCGACACGCTGGCCAGTTTTTTTATCGAAATGCTCATTAGGTCCAGCAGACCAGACGGTAGCACCCTCGCTGAGCCGTACAGTTTTTTCACCCTTGTAATAAATCACGGTGCCGACATGTGTTTTACGACGGCGGCCGGATACCGCGGCCGTAGTAGTTTCACGTTTTACCGGCTTTTTCGGGGTGATCCCCGAAACTGGTTCTGGTCGCGGAGCTGCGACGAACACAGAACGGCTACGCGCACGGGCGCCGGCGTTCATGCGCCACAGAATAACGGGGATCCAGTTACAGCCATCGTCTGGATTAACTGGTTTTGGGTAATTTAAATTCGTGGTCATAGGTCTTTCCTCGGTTATATTGCGCTGGTCAGGCGCAGTTAAAATGTATCGGTGTTGTACTTATCTGAATATCTACGCGGTTGTTTTCGTGGTTTTGCTGCCTCCAACTGAATACGTGTTTTCTCTTTGCCGACATGCTGATCAACGTGCAGGAAGTGACCGTTTTTAAACTCCTGATAGATAACGGCACCAGCAGCACTGAATCGACTTTTCCCCAGGATGATTTCGGCGATCCCCGCCGCCGGACTTTCAGGGTTGTAGACTTCATCGCGGTACAGGAACATGATGCTGTCGGCATCCTGTTCGATAGAACCGGAGTCGCGGAGGTCTGACATAACCGGGCGACGCTGGCCCGCCTGACGGGAATCCACGGCGCGCGAAAGCTGGCTAAGCGCGAACGTCGGCGTATGCAGACGCATAGCCATAGTTTTAAGGTTTCGGGAAATGTGGGCGATCGCCAGGTCGTTACGTTCTGCCTTCGGTTTTTTAATCAGGCCAAGGTAATCAACAACGATCATCGCCAGATGCGGATAGCGGCGCTTATGCGTCTCTGCAACAGCCCGGATTTGCTCAATCGTCAGATCGGTAGCATCGACGATCCAGATATCGCGCCCGTTCATGGTCTCCATGGCAGCTGTAAAGCGCGCCCAGTCCTCGTCCTGCATATCGAGGGGATTACGCAGGCGTGACACTGACATGTTGCCAGAACCCGCCAGAGAGCGTTCTACGATTTGCGCAGCGGCCATTTCCATGCTGAATATCAACGCGCCACCGCCGGCAGCGGTAACACCATCGACAATCTTCAGCGCAAATTCTGTTTTACCCATACCCGGACGCCCGGCGACGACAATCAAATCCTGCAGGTTAATTCCGCCGGTCGCATCGTCCAGTTCCTCGATCCCGGTTTTCAGGTTTCGGGTGCCCTCTTCGCCGTCCATACGCTTCTGCATGGTTTCCATGTACACCGGCAATAATTCGCTCATGTGTACCGGCTGCACGTCGCCAGTGTCGCCGGTCATGTCCAGCAGCTGCGCAACGGCAGTTTCGACAACCTGATCGCGCTGTTCCTGGTTTATCGCATCACGAATACCATCCGCACCATCCTGCAGTAATTGCGCGATGGTTCTGCTTCGCCAGGCCTTAACCATTTTTTTGGCGTAGCCTTTGAGATTGACGATCGATGTCGGAAATTTGCAAATATCGGCGAGATTGGCCAGCGTCCCCTGCCCGCCGATGGCTTCGCTAATGTACATCATGTCAATTAAGCCGCCGCTCAAGGCCTGCGCTTTGATCACACCGTAAATCTGCCTGTAGTATGCGACGCTGAAAGCTTCGCTCGGAGTGCTGGCAATCACATCAAAGGCGTCTGGCGTGGCGCCACCGTTCATCAGGCAGCCAAGAACCAGACATTCCAGTTCCTGAGTGGAATACATCATCTGCATCATAAAGCGCCCTCCCTAGTCTTACGCAATGTCTCTGGTTTCATCAGATAGTCAAAGCTGGCGCGCCATCCGCCATTTTCACCAAAGTAAAAATCGGAGGCGTCAGCACGGAATTTTTCGAAATAACCCAGAAATGCGCCCGTGGTTTTGTTTTTCATATGGGCGGCCAGACGGGTGATCATCCGGCGGCGGTCGGTGTCGAGTTCAGCAGCAGGCAGAACGTCAGCAAAAATTTCGTTGTAGCCGTTCATAACGGCTTCGGGATCAATATCGGTTTCGGTCACCGCCCATGCTTCAGCGTCAGCGAGATAACCATCAAAGCGGTTTACCCGGCAGATGTTCGCAGGCTTCGGCAGGCTATCGCCACGGCGGCGCCATGTGGCCAGCACCCAGCGGATAACTAACTGCAATTCATCCAGGGTGTACCCTTCCCGGGTGGCGGTCTGCGTCAGCATCATCACAAACGGTTTCAGGTCACGGCAGCGGGTACCGGTTTGCTCGTTGTAAAATTCCAGCGCTTTTTTAGCATCAGAATTAATTTTTTCATCGCCTTCCCCCGTCTGGGGGTTAGGGGGATCTATAGGTTCTATGACTGGTTCAAAAGAGTGACTGGTTCTGGTGCCGCCACACGGCATAGGGGCTATGCTTTTTGGCGGCATACCTGTGCTTTTTGACGGCATAGGTGCTATGCTTTTTGGCGGCATAGGGTTATCAAGTTTCATACAGTACAAATTCGACGCGTTACCCTTCCCGTTTTTTACGCCCAGGCGGTTTTCTTTCACCAGCAGGCCCATAGAAATTAACGCATCGATATGGTCACGCACCGCGCTTTTGCTGCACTCGCAGTGATCCGCAATATGTTTGTAAGACGGCCAGCATTCGCCGTAATCATTGGCGTTATCAGCCAGTTTGATCAGCACCAGTTTTCGAATCGGGTTTCCGGTCTTGATTGCCATTGCTTTGGCCATAAGCGTCATACTCATAGTCAAATCCCCAGCGAGTCAGCCAACTGGCGGCAGGCGATTTCGTATTCTTTCTGGGTGAGGCCCGCTTCCTGCAGGTCTGCTTTGCGCAGCTCGTAGCGTTCCCAGATTGTCAGCGCAGCAGCGCGACGTTCCTCAAAAATCGATTCGATATCTTCTATCGGGACTTGTACCCCGTTCCGGCGAAACCCGTTCCGCCAGGTGATGCGGTCTTGTGTTCTCATTGGTCTTTCCTCGGTACAGGTTAAACGCTGGTCAGGCGCTGTGTTTCTCGCATAGCTTGCAATGCTCTGGCGACTTGCTGCGGCCCGTCTCTGGCGTCGAGTAACAACGCGATAATCGCCGCAGCAAACTCACGAATGGCCACACAAATTAAATACTGGGTGGACATACCCAAGCGCGCGTAACGTTCTGCCGGCAGCGCCGCTTCCATCGCTTTGACCAGCGCCAGAGTTTTGGCTCTCGCGGCTTTGGTCTCGCCTCGCAACCAACGAAAAATTTGTTGGCGGTTGTTGTTGATTGCCCGCCAGTCGGCGTTTCCATCTGCATCTTCGATCTGGTGCAGCTTCAGCGAACCGGTATTACCACCAAGACGAAACCACATGCGGCTTATCTCGATAGCAACCAGCTCCTGCCCGCTTTCCGCTGCCCAGTTAAAGATCTCTCGTTTAAGTTCTTCGAGGTATTCCACTTCGAGCGTCTCCTGTCGCTGAAAATTGATTAAGCGTAATCAGATTTCGATAACGCCTGTAGTTATGCTTTAGACGTGTTTTGCTCTTCGTAAAAAGTAGGGTCGTACTTCAAGGCGCCCGCGGTTACATGCTCAAGTCGCGCAGCTCGCTTTTCAGGAACAACAGTCCCCCAGCGGGTTACAGCGACTTGAGAGATACCTAATGCACGCGCAACAGCGGTTTTAGTTCCAAAAAATCTGATAACAGTTTCGGTCTTCATAGTTTCCTCTCCTAACGTCAGTTAGGAACATAAATACTAACGAAAGTTATGTCAAGTTAACTTATATTATGGATATGAAAAAATTGACCTTTAACGATCGCATTACATCGAGACGGAAAGAGCTTGGTTTGACACAACAGCAGCTCGCCGATGCCGTTGGCATATCTGGCGTCAGCGTTTACAAGTGGGAAGCAGGTATTAACACCCCAAAAGGGCAAAATCTGTTTTCTCTCGCTGAGGCTCTTCGTTGCTCTCCGACATGGTTACTTAACGGTACCGATAGCGATGAACCGTTGAAGGCAGAAGAGCTTTTACCTCGGTTAGATGATCGCCAAAAGCTACTGCTTGATCTTTTTGATTCTCTACCTGAATCAGAAAAAGATAGACACATCAATGAGTTGAAAGATAAAGTTGACGGATTCCAGCGATTGTTTGATGAGTTACTTTTGGTAAAAAAGAAAAAAAACACTCCAAAAAAATAAATTAAAGGCAATGTTTTCAATGCATTGCCTTTTTTTACACCTCTAATATTAACTTTTGTTAGTAAAAAACATTGCCAATAAAAATACCTTTGGTTATGCTTCACCACATCAACGACGCACTAACCACGCGGCAGTTGTTCAGAAACAGTTCTGACAGTCCGGAAAGACGGGCGCGAATTCTTCGGGTCGCCGACAGTACGATGACATGCGGGAAAGACCGCAACGAATGCGAATTGCTGTGTGTAGTCTTGGCCCGGGCGCCCCGGGCATTTTTTTAAAGCATTCACGCAGTAACGAGGAAAGACCAATGGGGCTGACCACCCTGACAGCCGGGAAAGACCGGCAACCAACAGGCGTAAAAAAGCCCACCGAAGTGGGCTAATTTACCCGGGACAGTGACCAAACCGCCCGGAATGCTACAGGGGACCAACCCTGCAGCGAGGAAAGACCAACGACAGAGCCGCTGATCGGCTCTGAGTATATATCATCAAGGAGTCGCTATGGAAGCGCTTACCATTCCCGTAACTATTTACGTTATGGCCACAACCAACCCATATCTACCAACGTCTTATCACTCATTCACCTGTGACATGTCACAGCAATACCCTGATCTGTATGTCCTCGTTACTACCAAAACGGTAGAGGTTGCCATTCCGGCTTTAGAGCCAATCGACATTATTGGTATGCAGGTTAATGCCCTTCGCGCGAAGAAAGAGAAAATCTCTGCCGAAGCAAAGAAGGAGCTGGGTGTTATTGAAGACCAGATTCAGCAGCTGCTGTGCATCGATCACTCTCCAATTGAAGAAAGCGACGTACCGTTTTAATTAACCGGCGCGTGACCTGCGCCAGTAACCAAGAGGAAAGACCAATGACCATCTACAACGGCTCATTTGAGCCAAAGAAATCGGCGATTAAAGACTGCGGCGCCGTGCAGCTGGCGATCGCCATCGATGCGCCAAACAAAAAAGTGGCCGAAAGCATTATGACCGGCAAACTCTGGGAATCATACCCGGCCAATGGTGACAACTATTTCAAACCGAAACTGTGGGAACACGTTGAAGGCCAACCGCTGCCAACCGTTGGCCAGTTCGATGAGTCATTCGCCCAGCAGCATACTTTTGACGGTGAAAAATGGGTTTCTACTGCGCAGGATAGCGCTTCCGGAAGTGGTGCAGGTTTACCTGCCGACGATGAAGTGATCGACCTGATGACCGTTTCCCCTGACGAACGCTTTGCTGCCGTCCTGCTTTTTAGCACCGCGGCGATTGATGGCCATCTTTATTCTCAGGTTGTGGATTATCTGGATAACCTGAAAAACCACGATGGGGAATTTGAAGAAGAAGACCGTTTCAACTTTAACGTGCTGTGCGCCCTGCAAAATAACTTCCCGGTTCAAAGCATGCATGTAGAAGGTCTGAACAATCTTATTCAGGGTATTTTCTCCCACTTTGAAAACCAGACGCCGGGCAAAGCGGCTATCTCTCAGTTCGTTAAACGCTGGCTTGAGAACCCTGGCAAGCGCGACGAACTGGTCCCCAGCGTATATAAAAATACCGCTCTCAGCACCAGCACCAGCACCAGCACCAGCACCAGCACCAGCACCGATGATAAAGCACCAGTGGTGATTTCTAAGCGCGGTTATAAACACACATATGCAACGCTGGATCAGGAGATCGCTACCGCCCTTCTCCCGCTGGCGCCTGATGCGCCGGTACTGTCCGGAAACCTTCTGGACGCTAAGAAGATGATTTCCGATGATCGGGAAGACTTTAAACGCTGGTCAGCATCGCTGCACACCACTCCGCAGATACTCAAATACGACCGCGCCAGCATCTTCGGTGTGGTGCAGAACGTACCGGCGAAAGATACCTACCATTTCCCTGACAGCCTGCGCCGCCACATCGATTCATGGCTGGAGGCCAACGGCCGCTTTGAAGAAACCGATGCAGGATCCGTTAAACAATCAGAGGCAACGCAAAATACCGCCTCAAACGAGGAAGAAAAAGAGGAAGTTCCGCCGTCGGTTGTAACCGATACCCAGGCCAAACAGGCACGTGAGACGCTCAACGATATGGGCTATGGCGTATATGCCTCTGGTGAAAGTGCAGAGCCAGAAGAGAAGTTGAGTGAGAAAGTAAAAACTATCGTTCAGGACGTTGATCAGCTTGTTGAACGAATTAACCGAGAAGAGAACCTGCCGAAAGCTGCCGAAGTTGTCCAGAGCATTAACGAAATGCAGGCAACCGAACGGGACAACCTCGAATTGTGGAAAAGCGTATTCAAGACAGATGAGCGCTTTACTACGGCCTTCTCAGTTAACGGTGGCGGTACATCAATTAATGGCACCTACATGACTATGATGGCCACACGAGAGTTTGGGCCAAAAGGTCAGGGCTGGGGCGTTGATATTCTGGAAGAACGTTTTGATACAGGCGCGCCAATTACCCGCACTATCAAGGGTGCCGATGGCAATAACACGTGGGAACTGATCCCTGATGGTATGGGTGGCATCCTCATGGAGAAGCACCACGTTATTAAAATCAGGCTTTGGTATCTGAAGAACGATGTACGCGGCGAAGAATTTGCATTCGGCTGCACACCATACATTTACGGCAGTAAATACGGCCCGATTTGCGATGGTGAGGCGACAAAAAAATCGCTCACTGATGCAACTAAAAAAGCACTATCCGGCCTCGGCTTTAGCGGCGATATCTTTATGGGCCTCTATGACAATCCAGAATATCGCCAGAAAAACAAAGCAGAGTTTGACCTCAAGAATGCCAGCGAAACCGCCGAAGATGCAGCGCGGTTGCGTCAGGAGTTCGACGACAAACTAACCCGCGTCGCCAATACACTGGCACATGGCGTAACAGTGAACGAAATAAACGGCGTATTCTCCCCTATCGCACGTGAAATCGATGTTCACATTAAGGCCGCACAGGCCAACGGCGACACGCAACATGAACGCTATCTTTCTGGCCGCCTGCGCCGCCTGATTGCCATTAAAGATGGTCGTCTCAAAGAACTGAATAAAGCCGAGGAGAAAGCATAATGACTTCCACAACTGCAATCGCTATTGCTGCTGATATGTCTAAACTCCAGGCGCTTCTGGAAAATGAAGACGGTTCTGGTCTGTCAGCTGAAATGATCGCCGATACAATGGAGGGGCTCGAGCTGCAGCTCGGCGACAAACTCGACGCGGTATTCGTCCATGTTCGCAACCTTGAAGGTCTGGCGAAAACCTGCGACGAAGAAGCCAAACGCCTGGCCGCCCGTAAAAAGTCATTCGAAGGTAAGATCACTAACCTGAAGAATTATGTTCTTCAGTGCCTGCTGGCCGCGGGGCAGGATACCGTTAAAACCGCAAAGAACACCTTCACCGCCCGTAAAGGTGCAATCAATGTGGTGATCGATAACGTTGATTTACTCCCGGATGATTTGGTAACCGTTGAGACAGTGGTTACGCCAGATAAAAAGGCAATCAAAGAGGCTATCGAATCCTCGCAGGCGGCGGCTGCACAGATTTCTGCTGATGGTGGAGAGATACCGGAAGAACTGTTAAACCCAGTGCCGGGAGCTCACCTTGAGATTGGCGAACGGTCACTGCAGGTGCGCTGATATGCTGAGACTATCCCTGAAAAAAGGTGATGCGGTTCATATCGTGTTACCAGATGGAACTAACGCAATTATCGAAGCGCTGGCCAGGTGTGAACTCGGTATGCACTTCCCCCGTAAGATCAAGATAACGCGTGAGGATGGCGCATTCCAACCGAAACAAAACCTGATTAAGCCTAATCAGAAATAACCCGCAGCTGTCGTTAGCATTGTGGTCCACCCTATAAACGGAGACCACAATGCTGCGATGGCAACCAGGCACCATTCTACTTTCAGATTTCGATATCAAAATTGGCCGGCTGTCGGCGAGCGTACTTAAGCGGACCCTGACCCAGTCCGATGTTGTGCGCGCATGCGATGAAGCAGATAACGCGATAGCCAGGATGATGAGGAAAGACCATGACCAGAGAAAACGATCTCCTTACCGACGATGAGCTGGTAGAGCTGACCGGCTACCGTTTTCCATCAAAGCAGTGTTCAGCTTTGGCGAAATCCGGAATTTCATTTGTTAAACGCCGCGATGGCCGGCCTCGTGTGACATGGACGCACGTAAATGCAGCACTATTCGGCGACCGCAAAATAGTTGCTGACGAAGAAGAAAAACCAAACTTTGATGCTATTTAAATTATGGGAAGAAAAAGAAAAAACCAGGAGGATAACAAACTTCCTCCCCGCGTTTATTCAAATAAGTACAGTTACTATTACAAACCGACCTCAAAAGAATGTATCACAATTGGCCCCGTATCAATGCCCTTGTCTCAGTTATGGGCAAGATATGAGGCATTAATTGACGAACAGGCCAACGTAATGACATTCAGTAAATTATGGGGGGTATTTCTTAAGAGCGCATATTATCTTGAATTGAAGCCAAGGACGCAGAAAGATTATCTGCAACATCAGAAAAAGCTACTTGCTGTATTTGGGAAGATTACGGCAGATAAAATTAAAACTGAAGATATCAGGATGTTTATGGATAGGCGAGGCTTGCAAAGTAAAACACAGGCAAATCATGAAATGAGTAGCATGTCTCGTGTTTTCAGATGGGGTTTTGAGCGGGGTATGGTTAAAAGGAATCCTTGCCAGGGCGTCAGTAAATTTAAAGCTGTCGCCCGCGGGAGGTACATTACCGACGCGGAATACGAGGCCATCTATAAGGAGGCGGATGATGTCGTTCGTACAGCAATGGAAATAGCCTATCTTTGCGCTGCCCGCCTGGCTGATGTACTCGGCATGCAGTGGCGACAGGTAACGCCGGAAGGAATCTTCATTCAGCAGGGTAAAAACAATGTTAGCCAGATTAAGCAGTGGACAGACCGGCTTAAACAGGCTTTCGAACTCGCAAAAACATTCTCTAATTCCGGCAATCCAGGAGCATTCGTCCTGATGGGTTCACATGGTAGCGGGTTCAGTAAAAGAGGATTCAGCCACCGATGGGAGGAGGCAAGGCATAAGGCTTCTGTAAAACTGGGGTACGTTCTCGACTGTACGTTCCACGATCTGAAGGCGAAAGGTATCTCTGATTACGAAGGAAGCAGCCGGGATAAACAACTGTTCAGCGGACATAAAACAGAAAGCCAGGTACTGATTTATGATCGTAAAACGAAGGTGTCACCCACTCTCGACAAGCCGCCAATTGAGACTAAAAATTCTAAGTGA